ATATCTATCTCTAATCTTATTTAATTGACTATCTTTAGATTTCTGTACAGCCTCTTCTGTCTTAGACATCTTTAATAGCTCAGGTGAGAAATTATTAACACCTGCAGCTTCTCTTATATCTTCTGAAAGAACTTCTATAGCAGCTTGTTTAAAAGGTAATGCTTGTATATTATTCTCACTCATCTCTTTAGGAGTGAATGACATACCTCCTATTTGAATAGCTTTCTCACTATTCGCCAGTTCATGAGCTAGCTTATCATCAAATG